CGGGTCCACCGTGCCGTTGATGAAAAACTTGAACCCTGTTGCCGAATCGCGATCGCAGACCAGCGTGACGTGATACATGGTCCCGGCTGAAAACGTTCCATTGGAAGTGACGGTTATTTCATGGGCCGCCGCGTCCCGGATGACCGAATAAAGACTCGGACCGTCTGTCCATTCGATGAACCACTTGGGAGCATCGGAACTATTTTTCGCGATGATGAACTCGTAGGCCATCGACTCCGGTTTTATGCAGAACGAAATTGTGAAGTCGCCCGTGCCGAAATCCAACGTGGCTGCATCTGCAAACCTGATATAATTTTGAGTAACGGTCTTTTCGAAATCCTGGCCCTTGTAAATCTGACCGTTGATCTGGGTCGGATACGTCCCGGCGTTGCTGTCATTGTTGTTGACAGTGCTGTCCATGTACGGGTTTGCGGCCTCGGCCAAGTGCCAAACCGCCGAGTAAAAAGCGTCCCAGACGTTCACGGGATCCGCGCCGGCAGCAGCTCCCGCGTTCCCGTAATAAATGTAAATCTCGGCGTTGGCCGCCGTCGTCACGAGCGGAACCTTCGTCCAGAAGTGGGCCGTGGCCGCACCGGCCGCCACGTTCCAATACTCCGGCTCGTACTTGAGGAGGGTCGTCCCGTCGCTTTGAGTGAAGCGGATATCGTTGCCACTCGCCAGCGCTCTGGATCCTATATCCGCATCGGCGTTGAAATAGGAATAGAGAGGGAAGTCGGTCAGGTCCGCGCCGACGTTCGTCCTGTCGATTGTGATTTTTTTTCTTCCGGACCAGCCTGTGAGCCAAGCCATGCGCTACCTCACGAAAAGTCGAGGGCCCCCTGCCCGTAATAATTCGTGCCATCGTAATAAAATGAGTAGATATCCACGTCGGCCGCTCCGGTCGATTGAGTCGGCTTCGTCCCGGCAGGCCACTTCACCTCTGCCGGGAAGGTAAGAGCGTAATTATTTACCGTTGTGCACTTCAGCAGCAGGTTTCCTTTTTGTCCGGGAGCCGTGAACGTCAGGGCACAAGCGGCGGTCATGACAAGGGATTGTTTATTCGACTTCCCCCAGTCGATCGTTTTATTGGCTCCGCTGTTCCCGTTCGCATACTCGACGGCGAACCCGGCGAACGCGCCGAAGATCACCTCGTCGTTCCCGGCGTCTGTCTGCAGCAGGTTCGCGATCGTATCGCCCTCGACCCTGAAGTCCAGATCCGCGCCGCTTTGATTGACGACGACTTCGGTCGTGCCCGCGATCTCGGCGATATTGAGTTTGGCCGCATCCGGGACGTTCATCGTAATCAAGGCCGCGGCGTGAGTGACGGTGAGCCTGTCGGCGGTCCCGGCGACCTGTTTGGCCTCCCACGCCGCCCCGGCAGCGTTCACGCCGATTAAATAATTGGCCGCTCCGATCGCTGCCAGCCCGGCGAGGCTGAGCGTGATAGCGTTGCCGGCGCCGGCATCCGTTTTGATAAGAGGAGAAGTGACCGCCAGGACGCGCTCGACCGTCAGCGTCGCATCTGCAGCCAGGACCACGTATTGAGCATTGACGGGAGCGCCTCCACCACCTGCAGCCACCCAGGACAGAACTCCCGCGTTCGTGGATTGAAGGACCATATCTGAAGCTGGGAAGGCCGCCGGCCAGGTGTAGACGTTGTTGGCGGCCATCGCCTGAGCCTTAATTCCAAAATATTTTCCGACGCCGTCATAAACATTTATCTGACCCAGGACCGTCGAGCTGCCGATCGTCACGACCCCGCTGACCTCCTGGACGATTTTCTGCCAGGCCGCGGCCGTTCTGTGATAGAGGGAATCGTCGTCGCTGTCCGAATAAATCATCCCGGCTACCGGATTCGCAGGCGGCGATCCGGACCGCCAATGGTCCTTGATCCGGTTCATCTCCTGAAAGCTCAGGACATCGTCAACGACAAAATCTATTCCGTCAGCTAAGGTAGCCATGGTCTTCTCCTCAGTCTACCACCAATTTCCCGGAATCGCCATTTGAAAATTGCCCGTCGGTCTCGTCGCACAGATAGCAGTACTCCTGGTCATCCGAGTCGGCCAGCAGCCAGGTCGCCGCAAGGAGCGTTTCATCTCCGAGCCGGCACGCCCGGCCAAGATAATTAACGCAGTTCTCGAGGATCATATCGTTCGTGAAATTATCCACGTTAAGGTTGTACTCTCTCACCTGGAAGGGATTCTTGACGTATCCCGCCGCTCCGGGACCCTCGAAGTGAGTCACCCTCATGACCTCGGTCAGATTCTCCCTGTATGAGTTGAGAGGCATTTTGAATTTTTCGAACTGTACAGGGTCCTTCATCCGTATCATTCGGCGGGCGACCAGGTCATAAGCCATCGCTTCGTCCCGCGTGAAATAATGCCCCTTGAACGTGTCTATGACACGCTGATATTTTGTCTGCGAAGGAACGTCGTTTTTCGTCGCATAGTTTTTAAAATGCGATCCCGAGAAGTTGAAATTGTAACCGTATTTAATCCTGTTCACGATCTCCGAGATTTGGGGATTCGACTCATAGTCTAGCACGTCGCAGATATCGCGGTAATGACGCTGTCCCGTCTGCCAGGACGCATTGAGATAGTTGAAACACATCCATCCATTCTTGTCCCACCAAAGGTCCATCTCGAACTCTTCCCGCCAGATATCGAGCCAATCCCTGAGCGGTTTCGGCTCCCACATCATCCCCTTCATTTTGTATCCGCGTGAAGTCCCCATGAAATTAGCGATACTGTATTTTGTCGGATTGACGTCTGCGTACACGTATCCACAATATTCCAGAAGAAAAGTATAAATTGAAGCGGTAGGTTCGAAGCCGTCGGCTGTGATATCGCAGGAAATAAAATCGTTCTCTGTTGGAGGATTCGCGCCTATCCAATAAATATATTCAACCGATGTCCCGGATGGGAGGACCAGGCTGTTGTATAGGTAGTCGACGTTGAATGTTTGAAGGACGCCGTTCATGTAGACCCGAGAAGGCGTACAGGATGCCGCGACGCTTTTGTCTATACCGTATGACCCGATCAAATGTTTTTCGGATCCTGGAGCCGTATCCACGAACGGCAGCCCCGTTCTGTCGCTCAATGAAGGATGGCCGCAGGCCCCTGGGTATGCCCCTCCCGAATCTATACCAGGAAAGATGATGGGGATCACCCATCCGACCGCAGAATCATGGGCGTTCGGCCAATCGCTCAGTTCGACCCGGTCTTCGGGATATATCCTGTCCAGGTTTAAATCTTTTTCGCATATGTCGATTTCGAACGTCGGTCCGGGCAACCTTCTCCAATCATAAATAGTTCCGTCGAAAAATCTGGCCGAGCTCACCGCCCCGCTGAGACTAAATCCAACCTCGATTCTGACCGCCAGGTTCTTGAAGCCGATCGTCTCGGAATCCTCGAGCCCGCGGAATTCGTAATTGGAATCATTAAACCTTATGGTGATTTTGTTTCTCTCCCATCCTCTTTTGACGGCTCCGATCGAAGCCCTTAATTGCGGGAAGTTGATAATTTTCCCCTTGTATTTATTAACGAACTCATTCGAATAGTACCGTGTTCCGCTATTGAAATAAATGGTGACAAAGACATTCGGGGCGTTTACGTGAAGAGCTTCCGTCGTCCCCCATCCGGCCATTTTACAGCTTGCCTCTCACGCACTCTTTCAAGACAATCTTCAGCCCGCCAACGTATTCGCTGGCGTGATGCTCGAGCCAATTCAAGCTATCAGCCTCCATTCGGACATAATAACAATCATCGAGCGAAACGTCGGGGATATACATGAAAGGATAAGCGCTTCCGTAAGTCGTATCCATAAGAGTTTTGAGTTCGCCCGGCAGTAAAGAAGTTGCCTGGTTCCGGATGCTCCACTTCAACCCGAATGTTTCCCTTTTCTCGGTCATTCTATGGACCCACCTGACACCGAACGGAGTCTCGTTGACGATGTTTCGGAATTCGTATCCTCTTTCACGTTCCTCATCTTCGATCTCGGTCAATAACGTGTAGTCCGAGTACAACATGATTCTGCCAACCGACAAAAAAGCATGAGTCGTGCAGTTTACGTTCGTTAGGTCAAATTCCCAGTACTGCCTTGCGGCTCCCGGCAGCTCGTAATGATAGACATCCTTCAGCCTCACGGCCTGAGTCTCGAGCGTCGTCTTTCCCGTCGCCCAGTCGTTAGCTGTATAGCTGTTGATGTCGAACGCCCCGCCCGTGAAATTATGATTTCCGAGATAAAATATTTTTGGAAGTTTTGCAGATCCGAGATCGATCCGTATTTTTACTCCGACCTTTGCCACCGATCGGTAGACCAGGGAAAGTTCCTCGTCGCAAATATTTTCGACGAGAAAGTCCGCGTCTTCCTCAGTAGCCGAAACGTATGCAGCATCGAGCTCTTTTACCCAGTCGTTATACAAATAGGCTGATTGTCCCATCGTTTCCTCACCGCGACTCCCGAATCATTCTCATTATTCCGCCCAGGTTTTCGTCAAGGATTTTGAGAAGCGCATCCTTCCCCTTCGTCGCCATGAATTTGTAAACGTCCTGGCTGTCCATAGCCTGTATCGTCGGGTTGTAATTAATGACCACGCCTCCGGATCCTCCGCCTCCGGGAAGCGTTATACCTCCCGTCCCCGAGGGTTGTTTCGACTGTCTCCTGAAAAGACGCAAGGGCATGACGACCTCCGGCTCCACTTCGGCGATTTTCGCCAGCATGGGCCTCATCGCAATACCGCCGCTTTGCATCCCTGGAATGTTCGGCTGATTGACTTCCACGTTGATCACCGGATGAAATCCCCGATACATTTCCGTGATGTCCGAGCCGACCCGGTAGGCTGCCGCAGTCACGTCGTCAAAGCCGCCTGTGAGCCCATCGTAAATCCTGTCGCCGGCGTCCCTGGCTCCGGCCTCGATGGATTCGTACGCCGTATCGAATCCGCCTCGAAGCGCCCTGGTGATTTTATCGGCGACCTTGTCCATGATCTCGCCGATCTTCCCGGCCAGATAATCGTAACCCTTCTCCGCCTCCTTCAAACGCTGCTCCTCCGCGTCCTTGACGATTCCGACTTCCTTGGCCTGGTTAATCAATAGTTGAGTGTTATCGTCGAGCTTGATCCCGTACGCCTTCGCGTAGTCGTAAATAGATTGAAGCGTAGGCCCCATGCTCCGGAGGGCCTGGTCACTGGTTAGGCCGGCTGCTTTGAGCTGGTCGTAATAGCTCACGGCGTTCCTGGTGAGGATGGCCATCGAGTCCGCTGTCAGCCATCCGGTATTTCCGAGCGATTTGAGGATTTGGTTATTCGCGTCGATAGCGCTGAAGAGTTCCTTGTTCGCTTCGGTCACCCCGACGATCTTGAACAACTCGGCCAGGGCCCCGTCCGCCGTGATCCCGAGCTCCGCGTACTTGTCCCGGAGGAGCGCCAGGGGACCGGCCATCTTCCCGACCGCATCCGTCCAACTCACGCCGCTGGCCAGCATCGACTCGAACGTCGCAAGGGCCAGAGTTCCCATCTCCTGCAGGGAGGTTCCGACCTTGTCCTGGTTCTCGATCAGGACCGTCAGCGCATCCGGGATCTTCCCGAGTTCGGCTATCACGTAATCCGTGACGCTCTTCACCTCGAGGCCCGACTCCCGGACGCTGAGAATGAAGGCGATCATGGCTGCCGAGCCTTCCTGGTTCAAATCCCGGGCTCCCTGCAGCAGGAGTTTGAAAGAATCGTCTAAGGCCTTCGTCCCGTCCGCCGCCGTGAGATACCCATCCTGGACCTGGCCGATGATATCGGTAGCCCTCGCCCAGAGTTGATTGATATTGTCCTGCGTGACGCCAACGTCCTTGATCACGTCTCCGAAATATTTACTGACCGCTGCGAACCCCTGCATCGACTTGTCGGCCTCCTGGATCTTCTTCGCAGTTTCGTCGGAGATGGTCCCGTACTCCGACGTTGCCGTCTTGATGTCGCTGATCCAGGTCTTGAGCTGCTCCGCCGCCTTCGCCGCGGCCTCGGCCTCCTTCTGAGCCTGGGTCTTTATCCCGAACAGGGCGCCGACTCCTGATATGAGTGCCCCGACAGTCGCGCCGATCAGGGATCCGGCCGCGCCAGCCAGGGGACCGAGGCCCGAGAGAACCGTCGTCGCGATTCCCCCGACGAAATCCCCCACGCCTTTCGCCAGGGTCGAAAACGACAGGTAAACGACGTCCCCCATGTTAATGCCGCTCGTGATCATCTCGGCCATAGCCTTCGTCCAGTAATCCGCCATACCGACTGCCGTATCCTCCAAAACTTTCCCGAAATTTATGACGGTAGGAGTGCTCTTATACTCCAACGACTCCTGGAAGACGCCCGGCGCCTTCTTAACGATCTCCTGGACGTTTGTGATGCTGCGGCTATATTCCTCCGTCCAGGGGATGACCTCGGCGACGTTCACCTTATAATTTTTCAGGGCGTTCGCCATGTCCTTATCAAGCGTTCCGTTAATAACCTGCAGGTCGATATTGAGATCCCGCAATTCCTTGTGCATCTCGGCCTGCTTTTCGGGCGTGATCTGGCTCCCGAACGTGCTGAGGGCGTAGTTTATTTTATTGATCTTCTCCTGGATATCGGACGCGAACGTCAGACCTAGTTCCTCCTTGAGTTTTTTGAGGGACTCGGCCGCCCCGGTCGTTGTCTCGATATTCCGCTCGAGCTGCTCCTTATATTTTTCGAGCGCCTCCTTATCTTCCATCCTGAGATTTTTTCCGAACGAAAGGGCCTTGTTCACTAGCTCGAGTGCTATCTGCTGATCGCCTACCGTGCCCGTAAGATTTTTTGTTACGGCCGCGAGAGCGATCTTTGATTCCGCGTCGGCCTTGTCCATCAAATTCATTTTCTCTTCAACTTTGATCAGCCCTTCTGCCGCCTCTTTCTCTGCCTGCAGGCGCCCCACAGCGGCTTTCTCGAGGACATAATAAAGAGCCTTCAAATCCTCCGTATTTTTTATCTCGCCGTTCTTCAGTTCCTCGATCGTCTTAACGACATTATCCTTGTTTTTTATGAGGCGTTTCGTGAAGTCGTCCAGGTCCAGACCGCTCACCTTCGCCGCCCACATGAAGTCTCTCCACCCGACCATGTTACCCATCTTTTTATCGGCGGCATCGGCGGACCTCACCAGGTCGTTGAATGTTTTTCCACTCAGGTTATCGATCCCCGACTTGAGCTTCAGGGCCGCAGCCGTGAGGACTCCGACGATTACCACGAGCGCCCCGACAGGGCTTGAAAGCGCACGAAGAGCGACCTGCATAAGGCCGCCAGCGTTTGTGACCGCACCCATGGCTGTTGCCAGACCTGGCGTAACCATCAATACTTTTGAGATTACGACCAGAAGCGGACCGAGAGCGGCCGCCAACCCCGCCACGACGAGAATTAATTTTTTCTTTCCCTCCGAGAGTTCCTGGAACCACTTCACCGCCGGCATGACGTGATTGGTGATCAGCTCTCGCATGATGGGAATGAGGATCTTCCCGATCTGGATAGCCACTTCCGAGATGTTGGACCATAGGATTTTCATCTGGCCCTGCAACGTATCCATCTGGATCGCCATCATCTTCGCGGCCGCTTCCGTCCCCGTGACTCTTCTTGTATATTCGTCGATCTTATCCGCGCCCTGCATGAGCATGGCCGCCAACGCCGGTCCGGACCGGACGCCGAAGATCCCGATGAGGTCCGCCGCGTCCGCTGATTTCTCTCCGAGCGTCCTGACGATTTGACCGAAGTTGTGCGTCGTGGGAGAGACGTCCTCGAGCTTCAAGCCGAGTTTTGCGAGTCCTTCCGTCACTTCCTTGGTAGGATTGAGAAGAACGGCTAAGGCCATCCTCAACGAGCTGCCGGCCATGGACGCATCATATCCTGCATCATACAAGACAGACAGAGCGGCCGACGTTCCCTCGATCGACATGCCTAGGGTTCCCGCGATAGGGCCGAGATACGCCATGGACACGGAAAGTTTTTGCAGAGTAGCCTGGGATGCTCCGATCGCGGCGGCGTAAACGTTCGTGACCCTGGATGCGTCCGCCGCCTTCAGACCGAACTGATTCAGGGCCGCCACGACCGTGTCCGTCGTGAAGGCCAGATCCGAGGCTGTCGCGCCGGCCAGGTTCATCACCGGGCCCAGCGCCTCGGCCATCTGTTTCGCGTTCCAGCCGGCCGACGCCATGAAGTACATACCCTCGGCCGCTTGCTTGGCGGAGAAGACCGTCGTCGTCCCCATCTTCCGGGCCGTCTCCTCCATCAATTTTAAATCGTCGCCCGTGGCCAGGGCGACGGATGCGGCGTTCGCCAGGGCTTGCTCGAAGTCGGACGACATCTTGAGCGCGGCCACCCCGATACCGACAAGCGGAGCCGTGATATACATCGACATCTTCTTGCCGATATCCCCCAGGGGCTTCGCGACCTTCTCCATCTTCGTTTCCCACTCGGAGATGTCGGCCCCGACGACCGCGAAGAGCTTACCGATATTTGTGGCCATTTTATTTGTTCTCTGCCGGTTTTTCCTTTTGACCTTGCACTGGAATCGGGAACTCCTTGACCGTTTTCGTCTCCCTCATTCCCGACCTGATCTCTCTCAGGATCCGGGAGAAAGACCGCGCCACCCTTGTGACATCAGCCTTGTACGCATCCCACTCCTTCTTCGTCGCGAATTCTCCCTTGCCCGTTGACTTCCCCATGAATTTCGGACCGAGAAGACGGGCCGCGGTTATAGGTTTCCCCGTCAGGGCGGAAACGATGTGGGACGCCAGCCAGGCTGTCTCTTGCCAAGATTCTCTCCTTCGCCAGACGTAGCCTTTAATGGCGTTGTTAAGTTCCCCTATCGTCAGATGGTAGAAGTCTTTGGGGAGGATTCCAATTCTTCCGGCTGTTTCGAGGGCTCCTTCCCAGGTCCATTCTTCTGGTTCTGTTCCGTCTCCTGGTTCGCCCTCGTCGGGTTTTTTGGTGTGAATCCGAGTGTGCTTGAAACGTATTCCATGACTTGAGGAACTAGCGTCTCGAGTTCTTTGAAATCGAGCATACGGGCAACATCTTTCACGGTGATCTTTTCGTCAAAACCGTGGACTCCACTCCATATCAGCTTGAACGCTATGCTCACATCTTCGTTGACCAAATGTTCGATTCTATCGAAATCCTTGATGTTCAAACCCATGGGATATTTAAGATTTTTCGTTGCCTGCTGGAACTCATGGATCGCCCACATATCGAACCGGAATTTGAAATCCTGGCCTAGTAACCTTATCAAGACGTAAGGAAATTCTAACGCCATGGTTCCTCCCTTATGCCACCGTTCCGACCGTCTGCACCACGGCGCCCGTCACCAGGAGCGTCGCGTTCCAGGTGGACTCGCCGAACTGAGGGTTCGCGGTCGTGAGGGCCGTCAGGAGAGCCTCGCAGGTGTAGATGAAACTCTTCTCTCCCGGCGTGTTCGTCTTCAGCGTGAACACGACCGTCAGCTGAGTCCCGGCGACCAGGTAGGTGAAAAGGTCGTCGAATTGGAGCTCGCCCGGCGAGGTGTCCTGGACGACGATCAGGCCGTCGATCTCGAGGTTTGCTCCGATATCGGCGACATAGTTCGTCCTCCACTTGGACGTTCCGCGAGCCACGAAGTTTCCGTAGCTCGCCCGCTCCACGTTTAGCGTGAAGTTTCTCGTCGCGGCCACGGA